CTATGATACTTTCTTGATAATTCTTCGCCATCTTCCATAACTACAGTATCTGTTCTTACTTGAACTGATTTGTATTTTCCGACCACTTCGATTTTACCAATCTGTGTCTCTTTAGTTATTGCCATGTGTTGTCTCCTTGTGTGTTGTTGTTAATTTGTTAAATAGGTAAAGTTAAAATAAAATTCTGCACTTGAATTTGATAAATGGTCATGTCTAACATTGTTCCAATTTGAATTTGATGCACATTGATAAAGTTGAAAATACGTTGTGTTAGGTGTAAGATAAATACCTACTGTATCTCCACCATTACCTGTATTAACATATCTATGCATACCTGCTGCTGCTGAAGTATAAAGTCCAGTTTTACTTGCAAAAGGTAAACCATTTATTTGGATTGATGTTGCTGTTGACCTATCTGAAAAAGTACCAACTGAAACTGAACAAAAAACTTTATCTCCTATTTTAGTATATTTGCCAAAAAAAGAACTTAGAGTTCCTGTTCCTACAGTAGCTGTCCAAGTTCCTTCTTCGTAATCGTCTAATTTGTTTGCTGTGCCTGTGCCACCAAGATAAGCACCACCACCTAGATAGATGTCTTTAAATCTTGCAGAGCCAGTTCCTAAATCAACTCCATTATCTGAGTCACTTCCATTATCTTTAGGTACATATTGAGAGCCACCAAATCTAATTCCTGTGTGAGCAGATTCTCCATTTATATATAAACCATCAGATGTATAACCAATACTACCAACTATTGTTCCATCTTTTCTTAATTCAATAATATTTCCATCAGATGTATTTCTGTTAAACATTGCGATTGTGCCATTTTTAGTGGCTTCAATCAACCCATCAGCATTTAATACACTGCCACCACCTGATGTAGCAGTAGAAGCAAAGGTATTAGTACGTCCCACCAATAAATTTCCAGATGAGTCGATACGCATACGTTCTGCACTATTAACTTGAAAACGCATATCGTTAGTTGGATGCTCATATTGAATACCACCACTAAAAGTACTAGCAGTATCTCCAAATCTAATTTGTCCATAACCTGAGTCAGGTGAAGCAAGATAAATTTCTGTTCCACCAATACTTTCTAAAGTTAAAGTAGAACCTGTTCTTGATACAAAACCAGTTAAAGAACTTTTTGTAACATGTAATGGAGTGCTTGGATTAGTTCTACCAATCCCAACTCTTTCTTGATTAGTTATAGTTACAGCAGTAGCATCAGCGTTATCGTCAATACCTGTTGAAGTAAAGTTTGTTATAGTTCCTAATCTAGCTGACGGTACTGTACCACTTGTCAAATTATCTGCGTTAAGACTTGCAACAGAGAAAGTTCCATAAGCAACAATATCAACTACATCTCCTGTAGTTGCACCACTAGCTAAGACTACTGATGAACCACTTGTTACTGTAACGTCTGTTCCATTTAATAATTTTACACCATTTAAATAAACATCAATGTAACCTGCATCATAAGTAAGTGTGTTACCATTGTTATCTGAACCTGTGAAAGTTGTTTGACCAGATGTTGCTGTATAATTATATCTTTGTGAAGTTCCATTAACTGATGAACCTGCGTTCTGCCAACCAGATGAACCATAGACTTTCATAGCATCTGTAGCTGTGTCGTAATATAAATCTCCAACATCTAATGAAGTTGTAGGTGCTGTTGCTGATACTCTGTATCTTTCTCCAAAGTAATTTACACCAGATAAATTTCCTGCAACTGTATTAACATTAGCAATTGAACCACCAACATTATTTACGTTAGTTATTGCTCCTGCTACTGTTCCAATATTATCTGAACCTGCTAAATCTGTAGCTACAGTTCCAATGTCTGTAGCATCTCCTGCTACTGCTGTTACATCTGCTGAAATTCCTGCAACTGTAGTGATGTTACCTGATACTCCTGCAACTGTATTGATGTTAGAATTATTTCCTGCAACAGTATTAATGTTTGTAGCATTACCTGCTACTGAATTTATATTTGATGAGTTATTAGCTACTGAAGTTACATTCGAAGAAATCCCTGCAACTGTAGTCACATTACCAGAGATACCTGCAACTGTATTTACATTAGCAATATCTGTAGCTACTGTTCCAATATCTGTTGCATCATTAGCAACTGAAGTTACGTCTGATGAAATTCCTGCTACTGTTGTAACATTACCAGAAATACCTGCTACTGTAGAAACATTAGTATTGTTACCTGCTACTGTAGTTACGTTAGCTGAAATTCCTGCTACTGTGTTTACATTAGCAATATTAGTTCCAACAGTATTTACGTTAGTAATATTTGTTGCAACTGTATCAATTTCTGAAGTTGCTTCATTTAAATCATCTGCAACAGTCTCAACTTCACTAACTGCTTCTGCTAAATCATTTGCTACTGCAATTACTTTTGTAATATCTGTAGCTACTGTATTTACTGAACCAATGTTGGTTGCAACTGTATTAATATTTGTTTCGTTAGAATTTACTGAATTGATATTACTTTCATTGCTATTAACTGCATTAATATTAGCTATGTTTGCGTTGACTGTAGTTAAAGCTGTTTTGTTTGCAGGGGATAACCAAGTGTTTTCTAAATAGTTTTTAGTAGCCGCATCTTGAGCTGACGTAGGGTCTGCTACATTTTTTAATCTTTTATTTTGTGTGTCCCATTGAAAATCTGCATTATCTAAAGAAATTACATCATTAGCATCATCAATCGCTTCTTGCGACATAAAGAACGCTTGGTCACTATCTGTATCTAGGTCATTTTCAGTTAGTACTGAACCTGATACATAGTCTACAAGTTTAGTTGTTTGACTTGTTGTTCTTCTTATTTCAATAGCAGAACCATTAGCCGGTGCTGTAGTAAACGTAAGATTAGTACCTGCTGCATCTAAAGTGTAAGCTGTTATATTTACACCTGCTACAGTAGCAGATAAATCAGCTGTATCTCTATAACTAAAAGGTATAGCGTATGTAGTAGTTGTACCGTTTCCGGTGTATCTTACGAATGAATTTGCCATAATTTGTGTTTATCTCTTCTAAAAGGGGTACTTTATTGGTTTCTAAGGTTTTCTTCTCTTAAAATTTCTTGTTCTGTTAATTTAATCTGTTCTGCATTAAAAGTGGTGTTCACACCATTTAGATTAAAAACAACATGTTCTTTAACATAATCTCTGGCAACTTCTTCATAATCTTTTATTATTTCTAATAAATAGCTGTCTCCCTCATATTTGCCTCTAAACATTTGATTTTCTTTATAACGATTATTAAACTCAGATTTAGGATTTTCTAATTCATCTGCAATACGTTCATTAAGTGTCATTCCTCCTAAAATTAATCTTGATTTAGCAACACGCATTGCTTCATATAAGGTAGCCCCCTGATGTAGTGTAAAAAATTTTTCTTTATTTGGATTAGCAAATTTAAAACCTTCTGTTTTTACAGGTGTTTTAACAGCTTCAAATGTTCTCATATCTAAGTTTTTAAAAGTAAGACTTGTTAAAGTAAATGCCGGTTTATTCCACATTACATTACTGTTTGCTAATTTGTTTTTTGCTTTTTGTGTTAAATTTATTTTAACTCCATTTTTATCCACCATGTTGTTGCTCCAATGTGTGTTGGTTGGTAAAATATCTTGAAAATCTCCAAGTAACAAACCTTTTTGTTTTGCATATACATTTCCTAATGGGTCTGGTTTAGGAGCAAGAGCTTCTCCATAATTTAAAAAATCTACTTGTCCACCAAATAGTTGTTCATTAATTTTTTTAGAAAGTTCATACGGAGTAGATTTAATTAAAGAATCCATTAAATTGTTTACTTCTACTTCAGCTTCTGCTAACACTTTGTTTGTCCATCTCCACGTAGTAGCTACTGGAACAAATTTAGCAAGTGTTCTTCCAAACTGTTTACCAAGTTTTTCTACATTTAATAACCCTTTGTTAGAATCATTTACACCTTCACTAAATATTGACATCATTTCAAAAAAATCTTGGGTCATTAATTGACTTGCAAAAAGATTTGACCATAAAGCAAAAGCAGAACCACTAACATGTTTTAAATAATCTAACATTTTTTCTTGTTCTAAACTGTATTGTGAATCTTTCCACATATCAGAACCTTCTTCTATTGTTCCTTTAATAGCTGCGGTAGTTAAAAAAGGAATTGAAAGTGGAAATAAACGTGTTAAAGATATGTACTGCATCTCACCGTTGTCATCTTCATATTTATATGCAAATCTGTGTTTAGGGTCTTTCTCACGCCAGTCTGTTATGTTTCCATTTATTGCCATGTAAGTAGCCATTGCATAAGTTATTCTTCCAAAATTTTGAATAGATTCTGCTTTTTGACGAACAATTGGGTCAGAAGCATTTAACATGCCTCTAAATTCTAAATTTAATTTATTTAAAAATGGTGTTCTTTGCCAATCATATTTAAACAAGTTAACAGGTGTTTTTACAAAATGCAAACCAGTAACTACTCTAAGCAACGGATTTTTATTAGCTAAATCTAAAACTAATTGACCAATATTACCTTCACTTTGTTTTTGGTCTGGATAAAATTGATTTGCATCTAATAATGGACTTTCAAGTTTTTGTGTAAATGATGAAACTTGAGAAACATAAGTGGGGTCATTTGAAACAGATTTTGTTAACAAGTCTAAATCTGTTATTTCTTCAGCACTAAAATCTTTTGTAGGTCTAAAATTACCAAATTCATCTTCGTATTGATAGTACAACTCAGACCATTTTTTTTCAAATGGAGTTTGGTTTATTTTATTTTGCTCTAAATTAAGCAATTTATCATTTAACTTTTTAATTTTTTTAGTGTTAGGAACATCTTGTGCTTTTTCAAATCTAAGATTTTCTTTAACTGATATTATTAAATCTTGTGTTTTAGTAATGTTTGTTAAATTACCTTTTTTA